AATTTCCTGGTCGGGATGGCGCGATTTGAACGCGCGGCCTCAGCGTCCCGAACGCCAAAATAGTCTATTTGCGCATACAGAAAACATGTTTTTTCAGATAGATACGTTGAAATTTAAATTTGCGAATCTTGCCCCAAAAAACTTTCACTGACGCGGCAGGTTAGCACGCTGTTAGCTCCCGCCACTAGCTTTGCAAAGGGATTAAGCTTACTCCTAATTATCACTTTCTAGCTGGGAGCGTAGCTTCATATCAAAAAACGAGAAGGCCGGGCCCCCTTGAGAGCCCGGCTTCGTTAAAGGCGGCTAGTTAAAAGTTATTCAGTCTCTCCATTACTACAATCCTGAAAAGGAGTGACTTCAACCTGAGAAGAAGAGCTCCCTTTGTAGGGAGGCGTAACCTTCTTCTTACCGCTTGACGAGCTAGGGAGAAAGAACGCTTTTTTCCCATAGGATTTAGCGTAAATCCTTTCTCCGGTAACAGGGTTGGTGATGTAGGCAACAAATCTGCCTTCAGCCTTATTGATAGCCATGGGGATATCCTCCTATGGCCTAACTAGGGCTATCTTGACTTGGGCAAAGGCAGAAGCTATTCTGAATTTCCTACAATCCAGAGGGGCTTCATGCGACATTCGCATTGCCTCGCCCAAGGCCACGAACTTGCCCTATAAGTTCGTGGCCTTAAATATTTTCACATTTCCTCATGTGAATTTTCCTTTTCGATAGACATTTGAGTCCCCTGAACCAAACGCGGCGAACGATAGCTATTCGCATCCCCAACTCGCTGGGAAGAGCAAGAAATAGTATCCTCACCCATAGTTTCTGATACCATTTTTTTGAACTGGCCGCGTACGAGACTCTCTATTCCTCTCCCCTTCCGTCTGCTAAGCACAGAACTTATATTGGCTCTCAGTTTATCAGTAATCTCCAACCCCTTATCACCGACAAACTGTACGACATTTTCAAGAGAAAATTCCTGATTAGGCTCAAGTTGATCAATGAATTCATCAACCCTAACGGAAACTGGAATTTGAAAATTTGAATTTGCTGGCAGATCACTAGATAGCGCAGTCTGAGGTCCGCTTGCCTCTGCTTGCGACAGGCCAATTAATTCAGCTGCTTTTTTCAGGTGCATTAGCGCCTCTTGTCGATGAGATATCTCATCTTCAAGCCGCTGAATTATTAACAGGATGTCGTTTTCTGCTTTTGGGGCAACATTAGGCATGGCTGGCTCTCCTTTTCGTCGATTTCAATCTATCTCCCCGACATTACACCTGTCAATAGCATATTTCTAGATTTTTATTTTTAATGACACATGCAAGCTTCGTGAAAAATCCTTTTTTGCGATCGACGACTGTCCTTTTATCCTACCCATTTCCCATGATCACACTCCCCACGCCGCCATCTGCATGGCACCTTTCTGACGCTGTTTGGGCGTCGCCCGATTTTCCCTCCTACGGGATTTCACCCGGCGCAGCACGTCCTTGGGCTGAATAAGCATATGTGGCTTACCCTCGGCCTGCATCCTTTTGTTCCAGACCCGGAGCTCCTGCATCATGGCAATGCGCCCGTCCGGCTTGCCGGTGTCGAAAGACTTGAGGGCCAGCACGGTCAACTCGTCGATCTTGTCGCTACGGACCTGATCCGCATGCTTGCCGGCCGCATAGGCGTCATAACTCTTGGTGCTGCTCACAGGCTGAAAGCCCAAGGCTTTCCCCACGGCCTCAGAGCCAGACAGCTTGCGCGCACCTCGTTGGCCAGGAGAATTGATAGGCCGCCCGGCCATGGTAGTCTGACCCTCGGTGTGCAAGCGCCAGGCTTGCATGGCGCTTTTCAACGCTACCGGGGCCGCCTCTTCCAACACGCGCCACGTATTGCCTTTGCCGTGAGCCTCCATCATGCGAGAAGGCTTGACCACCAGAAGGTCATACGGGATTCCGATAATGTCCCCGATGCTGTCTGTAAGCACTTCCTGCGGCGTCTTGCCGTCCGTCAGCCCCTTGGTCAGGGGCGTCTCCATTTTCAGTGAGCCGCCGATATTCACGCCAGCAATGGCCGGAGCCCCATAACACACCGCGTCTCGCAACAGATTACTTTCCGGTAGATGGCTTCTCAGCAGTTCCGTCCAGTCGTCATCATCTCCGGTCACGGCCTGGCACAGGGCCATAAGCGTGGCATACAGCGGCAAGGCCGTCACGCCGCCCAAGGCCATGGTCGCCCCCAAACTCTTCGCCACAAAGGCCGCGCCCTCCTTGCCCTGAGTTTTCAGCGCCCAGGCCCACATGGCGACCATGTTGTGAGTGAAAGTTCTGAAGGTATACATGGAAGCCATGGCGCGCCCCGCTGTATTGCTCCGCATGAACTCCGGCATATTGCTCTTGCCGTAGACGAAATGCGCGTCGCGCACCACATCCGAGGCGAATGCCTTGGCCTGCTCATAGCTGGCCTTCCCCTTCACCCCATACTTCTCCCTGGCCTTCGCCTTCAGCTTGCCATCCCGCGCGGCGCGGAACGCGGCCAAAGCCAGCGAGGCCCGGTTGAAGCGTTCCACCTCGCTCATGGGCAGACCCAGCACTGAGGTAAACTTATTCCATAGATTTCGCGGCGAACTCCCAAGCTGGCCGCGCACCTCTTCCATGTACGCGTCGGTAATGACTTTTTCGCCGCCCAGCTCATGCACCAATCGGGCTTCATCATCCGACAGCCCCCTGCCCTTGTTGCCGGTGACGCGATCCACAAGCGCGCTCTGCGCTCCGGCAAGCCACTCACGGCCCCCGCCCATGACATCCATCTGCAGGCGCGGAACACCGACAACAAGGTTTTGCGTCGCATTCACAAACGCTGTTTTGATGGAGCCGCCCAAGTACCACGCGAAGGCCGCGGCCTTGATATTGCCCGTAATCCTGTCCACCCGGTCGCTGTTGCGCAGCATGTCCTTAACGTACTGCGCGGTGTACTTCCAGAGGTTGGGCGTATCTCTGGCGTTGACCTTGGAGAGCGCCTCACTGAAATCCCTGGCCGCCTCCATTTTAGTAAGCCAGCCGTTCAGGCCCGCCTTATAGTCATAGAGCACCCTGGCGAGGTCTTCAGTTTCAAATCCCGGAATCCCCTTGCGTCGAATGCCGTGCGAGCCCCAGCCACGCGCCTTGAGCACGTCGGCTACTCCTTCGGTGAGTAGGTCATTTATTTCCCTGGCCCGTTCCTTATCTCCAATTTTGGCCGTGGCCGCCCTGATGATCTGCTCCATAGCCTCGGAGTCGATGGGCGCTCCCAGCACCTCATCAGGCAGACGGTCATTTTTGCCATCCATCCACTCGACGTCGGGGTAGTTTTTGCGCTGTTCCTCGATAATTCTCCTGGCCTTGGCCATGGCCGCTTTTTCACCCAGGGCGTCAAAGTGCTGCCGGAAAACCACCTCGTCGCCGCGCTTGGCCTGTACGAAATACCGGCCGTAACGATGGTGTGGAAAATAATTCGGCACATGGCCTATGCTCTGCCGGAATTCCTTGATGGCGTCGTCGCTCATCTCGGACATGGCCGCCATGCGGTTGTGAGCCGCTACCAGGTCCGCATCGAGGCTTTTGCGGATTTCAAGCATCGCATCTTTGGCCGCCCTGGTTCCGTCCAGACCGTTCAGCCACTTCTCATATTCCTTGTAGAACTCAGGGTTGACCTCGATAATATCTCGACCGCTGACAAGAGTTTCTTTGGTAATGAATTTATCGACTCCGGACACATCAACCTGCCATGCATCGCGCCCTTCGTTTTTCCACAGCAACTTTCGGAGGCTATCCATATCGGCGGGCTTTAAACGGCCCTTGCCGAACATGCTGGGGACGCTTTCAAGGCTTGCCTTCAACGCTGCGGAGCGCTCGTCCATGCGCTTCAACTGTCTCTCATATACTTTGGCGAACGCTGGGGCAGCCTTGGCGATCCAGTGCGGCAGTTGAATAACGCTCTGCAGGAGACTGATGTCATTTTTTCTGAACAGGTGGCGGATTTGCGGAGAGTCCGCGGACTTCACGGCCCCGCGCAGCGTCATGTTCAAGATGTCGCGCGGAGAAAGCGATGCCAGAGGGGCGTCGTCTTCCTCAAATCCTTTGCCCCCGACAGGCTTGACCACGTCCTTCTCTGTGAGTATTTTAATCCCACGAGGATCATTCGGAAGTACGAAGGCCCCGGGCAATTGTAGCCCGGACATGCGTCGGCTTCCATGGTCCTCAGCGAATCCTCGCCTCCATGCGGGGATTTTTGTTTTGTCCGCATACACGCGGCGGCCAGCCCGAATCTCCCCATCAACCCAGCCGAATCCCCCAGAACGTCCATGGACGCTTGCAATATCATTAATATGAACGCTGCCCCGTGCCACGTCCAAATGGACGGCAGCCACAACAGGCATGCCGCTATGAACTGTTTCCAGCAACGCCACGAGACTGTTGGCTTGTGTACCGGAACGGAAAACCATGACAGGTTCCGCCAGTAAGACAGGTAGGCGACGAACTAGGGCGGCGGGCAGGCCATGTTTGCCGCCCTCTCCGATCTTACGCAGAACATTCTGCGTCATGGTCATGGCAAGATCAGGCGCGCCCAACTTTTGCAGCACAGCAGGCGTCTGGCCGACAGTCAGCACTTGCCTGGGATGGATGGCGCCGTTCCGTGCCGCGTCAATCTGCCGCTCCCACTCCCCCATATCACGCTGGATCTGTCGCCATGCTTCGTGAGCGGCCTCCATGTCTTCTCCAGACTTCCTTCCATCCACCGAAGCAAGAACTGGAGATCCCACGGAATCCATCCTACGTGCTTCTGAGGGGACGCCCTCCATCACAAACCGGCCAAGGTCAGCCAGCAGCGCATCCACATTTTCGTAACCCATGCGCGCGCTGCGCCCGGAAACAGCCTGTACCAACCTGTTCCATGCGCGGAGAATGGCGTTGACAATCTTGCGCCATGCACTCTGCTCTTTGGCGTCCAGGTTGTCCGCCTGCCGTTTCTCGGCCAGATTGGCAAGCACCTCCTCCATGACCGTAAGCCTGGCTTTGTCGTCGGAACGCGGATTCAATCCGTAACGCTTGGCGACCTCGCTGATGGTGGCATTGCCCATGCCGCCCAAGTTAAGCCAAAGCTGATCCAGCACCGTCCGCCGCTCCATATCGGAAAGCATGCCGCGCAGACCGTGATGCACAATCTGCTCATGCGCCCACACTTCAGCCACGCGCCCGGCATCGCTCAAATTGTCGGCCACCAGCCATACCGTGCCTGTGGCCGGATCGTATACCCCTTCCAGAACAGCGGCATTTCCGGCGTGTTTCTTTCTGATACCGACCGGCAGCTCGTCAAAACGCTGCACCACATGCACGGGCGCGGCGTTTTTCGCCGTCTTTCCCAAGGCGTCGGCCACACGCTGCACCGCAGCCGGGCGCAGGCGCAGCCGTGTATTCCGGCGCGGCGGCAAGAACTGGCCCGGAGTGAGAGAGGCCATGCCTCCCGCATCTTCCCCTTCTTCTGTCTGCTGGTCGGTTTCGGCCTGTTTTTTCCCTTCCTCTTCCAATTCGGCCTGAATCCTGGCTGCTTCCGCGATTTTTTCGTTCAGTTCCTCTTCCTGAGGGAAGGAGGTGCCGATGCGCCGTTGCAGCGATTCCTGCTCCCGGCGTAACTCGCTTTCTCGTGTCTTTGACTCGCGGATACCGCGCGCAACGCCGTTGAGCCGGTTCACAAGCCGCGTGGCAACGCCCTGGACGCTGGTTTCATCGCGAACGAAATCCTGCACTTCCAGATTGAGCCTGCCGATCTTCACTTCCAGTGAGCGAAGCCGTTTGCCTATTCTGCCGCTTTCTGTTTCTCCGACATCCAGATGCAGAATCAGCGGGCATTTCCCCTGCGCGGAACCAATGCCAATGGATTCCCGTGCGTTGGCGCCACGGGGCGTCCAGCGGTCAAGTTCCCGCTCCGCCGCTGCGAGCAGGGCCTCTCCCGCTTCTTTCTGTTTTGTGTATGCCACCTTCCCGATTACTAATCGAAAGTTGTCGGCACTGACATTCTCGCCGTCCAGCGTTTCCAAAGCTGTCTGGAGCTTCGTCCGCTCCTGTGCTTCGCGTTCCAAGGCATGCTCAATATCCCGCCGTCGACTTCTGAACCGCATTTGTTCTTCGGTATGCGCCCGATCCAGGCGGCTCAATCGTTCAATATCCGAATTGAGCCCGGCAAGCTGAATAGCCCGTTCATCTCCGGCGGCCAGGGCCGCAGCCATTTCATACTGCGAAGACTCGGAAATATCGTCCAAGGTCCGCACGGAATCGTCGCCGGTGAACGCCTGCTCAATAAACCGCGCCTTGCGCGCCACCATGCCCCACATGGTGGAATCATAGGTGCCCTTGGTGGCATACCAGTTGATTTCCACCTCGGGGTTCTGGTTCCCTTGGCGCAGAATGCGGCCATGCGGCTGTTCCACGTCCGCCGGAAACCACGGCGGGGAGAGATAGTGCAATTTGGCCAGTCGTTTCTGGACGTTTACGCCGGTTCCCATGTTCTGCGGAGAACCAATGAGCACACGGACTTTTCCGGCCCGCATGTCCTTGAACATGGCCTCTTTCTTGGCATGGGTCTTGTAATCGCCCATCCATGCCACTTGCGGGGCCGGAATGCCTCCCTCCTTGAACCGTCGCATCATGAAGCCGCGCAGGTCGAACCCGCGCCGCGCAGCTACCTGTTCCCCAAATCCCACGGAGGAGAAAACGATCTGGGTGCCGCCCTTCACCGTGTCGGCCTTGCCGGTTTCAAGATTCGTGTACACCCGGTTGGCCACCGCGTGATGTGTCTTGATGATGTCGTCAATCATCAGATTGAGCTTGGAATGTGGATCGTCTATGGCCAAGTCGGAAACAAAGCGCAAATCCAGAGCGGCCAGCCGCCCGTCTGTGATAATGCGGACGATGGGATCGGGATTGCCTTTCTCGGTCGCGCTCGGCCGCCATTTTTTGCTGGCCTGGATGCGGGGGGCCAGGACGTTTTTCAGGTAATCAAGTACGGCGGGGGAGGCTTGCGCCACCACATTGATCGGCTGCCCCGTCTTCAAATCGGGACGCTTCACCAGATCGCCCAACTGCGACATGGTGAGCACATCCATGAAGCCGCGGACACGCTTCATGAGTTCGGGCACGTTGACGAACTTGGCGAAGCGCTCCACTGTTTCATAGGAGCCCGAAGCGTTCTGCTCCAAATCCGCCTTCACCCGACCGAACATGGAGGCCCATCCGTCAAAAGAAGCCAGACCGTCCCGTTCCAGCCCTTCGGGGTCCATATAGCGCATGACCGTGTACAATTCGGCCATGGTATTGGTGACGGGCGTGCCTGAGGCTAGAACGTGGCTGCGGCCAGGATGCTCCTTGCGCAGCCATTCCAGCTTGGAATACAGGTCGAGGGCCATTTCCGATCCGGAAGGGTCGATGCCCTTCACGCGATCCCGATTGGTCACGAAATCCAGCTTGCGGAAGCCATGCGCTTCATCCACGTAGAGAAAATCGACACCCATGTCCTCGAAAAAGACCGCCTGATCCGTGGCTTTGGAAAACCGCGCCTCGGCCCGGCGCTTGGCCTGTTCCAGGCGCTGCTCCAGACGGGAGCGCGAAATGCGATCGTCGCTGTCCTCAATAGCCTCTTCAAGCTTGGCGATGAAATCCTTGGTCGCGGCCTCGGTGGTTTCCGGCCGTGTACCGATGCGCTTGAACGCGGAGTGGGTGATGACGATGGCGTCCGGCGCGTTCAGGGCGGCCTGCGCCACAAAACGCCGTCGGTTGTCGCCGGTGAAATTTTCCTCGTCCGCCACCATGATCCGCGCCAGCGGATAGGCGTCCTGAAACTCCGACGAGAACTGGCGCAGCATGTGGTTGGGCACCACATACATGGGGCGCTGAATCAGGCCGAGACGCCGCTGTTCCATACCGGAGACGATCATTTCTAGAGTCTTCCCCGCCCCCACAGCATGGGCGAGATAGACGTTCCCTGTCTGGATAATGCGCCAGATGGCCCGCTTCTGGTGGTCGTACAGCTTGTAGCGCAGCGACAGGCCCGGCAGGGTCAGGTGTGAACCGTCGAAACGGCGCGGCGCTATATTATTGAAGGTTCGGTTGTAGATTTTCACCAGTTCGCCGGTGCGGTTGGCATCCTGCCAGATCCAGGATTCAAACGCCTTGCGCATCTTGTCGGCCTTTTCGTTGGCTGCGGTGGTGGCGGTGCCGTTGGTATGCGTTTTGCCCTGGGCGTCTTTCTCCCGAATCGTGATGGTCTGGTTGTTCAACGCGGCGGAAAGGATTTCCAGGGGGGAACGATCCGGCGTGCCCCATTCCGAGGAGCCGGAGCGCCCGGAACGCTGATTAGCCCCCGGCACGAAGAAGGTGCCTGAATCCTTGTTGTAGCGGATGTGGATGTTCAGGCCGAGAATTTCTTGGGCAAAGGCGTCCAGATGTTCCGTAGGAATCCAGGGAGCCCCCAGCCCCACGCTGATGTTTTTCGCCTCCAGGGGCTTGGGCTGAACCTTTCGCAACGCCTCGACATTGCGGCGAAAGCGCTTGTCGCTGGCGGCAGCCGCCTCTACTTCTTCAAGTTTAGCTACCACGTCGCCGGACAGATACTCGTCGGCCATCTGCCAATCCGCGCCGGGAACTTCGTAGATGGCGTCTCCAAGTTCCCTGACGACCGCCTCCCGGCTCTTGCCCGCCAGTTCGGCCACATGACTCAGGTCCAGCGCGCCCCGCTGGTCCAGGCTCACCATGAGAGCGTCATTGGTATTCTTGATCTGCGGCGTGACCGGACGCTTGATGGTCCGGCCCTTGAGAAATTCCGCTTTGACGATCCGCCCGTCGTCGGTGATTTTTTCAAGCTGCTCAATAAGAGGAACTTCAACATCAAGATCGAGCAATTTCCGGCGCTTGTACCGGCGGTAGCTCGACGTGATTTCTTCACCGTCCTTGTTTTTACTGGTCCGTTCGTACTCTTTGAATTCTCGGATGAAGCCATGCTTTTTGACAAAGTTGTCATAAAGCCGGTTCAGTTTTTTCAGGGACGCTTCCCAATCCCCATCCTGAAGCTGATCATACTGCGCCTGCTTCAGGGCGTCGCGCAGTTCCACATAGCCCTTGAGCCATTCATGGTCGGCGGCGTTCAGCTTGGCCACAGTGTCGATGTCCACCCCCGAGCCGTTGTCGAGACGGCGGAGTAGCCCCTTGTCGTCGACGTACAGGGCACCTTCCTTGCTATGCTTGGGATTGAAGTCCCGCTCCGCAACCTGTCGGCGTAGGGAGTCGGCGGCGCTGCGCACATCCGGGGAATAGACGTTTTCCGGAAGACGGGCCACGGCTTCCGCAAATTGGACGTCAATGTCCGTGCCGCGCGGCAGAACAGTATATTCGTTGGCGCGGCGCATACTGCCTTGGAGACTGTGCTCTCCCAACACCATTTCCGGATGGCGGGCAAAGTATTCATTGACCAGGGTCGGGCCTTCCGGCGTCTTCACTTCAGTCCGTCCCAGCCAAGTTTCCCCTCCCGCCGCCTCGCCCGGCTGGCGCTTGCGCAGGAACAGCACGTCCGTGACGACTTCGGTTCCGGCGTTCTGCTTAAACGCGGTCTGCGGCAGGCGGACCGCCCCCAGCAAATCCGCCCGCCCGGCCATGTACTTTCGGGCCTTGTCGTCAGCCTTGTCCATGGTGCCCTTGCTGGTGACGAACACCAGCAGACCGCCGGGGCGCAACTTGTCCAGAGACTTGGCGAAGAAATAGTCGTGCAGAAGGAAGCGGTATTTCTTGTAGGCAGGATCGTCCAGAATCTTGGTGCCCGAAAACGGCGGATTGCCGACGGCCAGATCGAAAAAGTTGTCCGGAAGCTTCTGCTTGACGAAATCGGCGTTGAGAATGGCGGATTCCGGCAGCAGGTGGCGGGCGATGCGGGCCGTGGCCTTGTCCATCTCCACGCCGGTGTACTTCGACCGCTCCATGATTTCGGACGGGGCGGCCACGGCAAAAAGCCCGGTGCCCATGCCCGGTTCCAGGATGTTGCCGCCCTTGAATCCCAGACGTTGCAGGCCGGACCAGATAGCCCTGATCATGGGCTCGGACGTGTAGTGCGCGTATTGGGTGGACTGAAAGGCGGTGGCGACTTCTTCGGGAGAAAGCATCTCCGCCGCCCGTTCGGCCAGAGGACGCCAATCCGGGCTCACAGCATACGGATTGATTTCCCGGAGCGAACTGTTGGTGGAGGGAAAGAGTTTGTTGCGGATGTCCGCTGGTCCCCAGCCAACGTATTGGGCGAGTAAAGTCTGCTCTTCGGGCGTAGCGGCGCGCTTTTCCGTGTCAAGGCGTTTGGACAGTTCAATGATGTCCAGATTGCGTGCTGCCGTTTCCTTCCACGAACCGGTGCGCGCCAGAGCCCCAACCGGAGCGTTGTAATTCAGGCCGGATACGGATCCTCTTCCTCGTTCTCCTCCCCGTCCTCGTTCGGGGGCTCCTCGTCGAACTCGATCCCCGTCTGCAGGGCTTCGTTCCAGGCGTTGTTGTACGCCATGGTCAGCATTTGTGTCCCCTGAATGATGTCGTCCGGCTGTTCCCTGGAAAACTTGGTCAGAGCTTCGGAGGACAGTTCCTCCCACACCTCTTCCACTTCGTCCGCCCGCGTCTGGATCACCTCGTTCAGCTTCCCGCTTTCCGTCAGTTCGCGGTACATCCGGGGAGCCATTTCCTTCATGGCTTCCCGAATCGTCCACTCCAAGTCCCTGCGCGTCAGTCTGGGCATGGGAAGGCTCCTTATTTTTTGCGGCGCTCCGCTTGCTTTCCGTCTGTGCATCCGATTTTACCACGCCCTTTTCGGCATCGAAAGCACCATTTTCGGGGATTTCCCGAACCCGCTTCTTTTCCGATTCAGCCTGAAGCGCGGATCCTGTGGGCTTCTCCTCTGTTCGACCGTCTTCCTTGAACCGGACAGGGCCTTGCTCTGCGCGCACCCGCTCTCGAAGCTGGGCATTGGTCAGGCGTCGCGCTTCCTTGCGGCTCTCAGGAGAAAGCTGTTGCAGCAGTTCCGCCCTGCTTTCGCGCGGCCTGGCTTGCGGCGCGGCAGCGTTGGCTGCCCTTGCACTTTCCGCCGGACCTACATTGTATTGCGTGTTCGCAAAGGACGGCACAGGAGCCGCATGGGTAACAAGTGTCTCCCGTGTGGTGGACTGCGGATCCATGGCGGGCGCAAGAGATTGCGCATTGCTTGGCACAATCGGCATCTGCTGCACGCGGGATTCTCCGCTCTGGGCCCCCGGCGCCAGTGGATTCGGTGCAGGCATCCCCAACGCCTCGGCCTGGGCCATGGTGTCGGCGCGCGGCGCGGTCTGCATGTTGGTGATTTGCGCCTGCGTGGGCACAGCCGGGGCCGGGGATGCCTGATGCGGGGAAGGCTGCTCGCCCACAAAGCCCAGGCCCTGCATCATGCCGTTGCCATAGGCCAATTGAGAACGACCGCCGCTCCACAATCCTTGACCGGCGGAAGGCCCCGACTGTTGCGGAAGGGCTGGACGCGACGCGAACGACATGGCCAAGGGCGCTCCCGCAAAGTCCGTGGGCGGTGCTATCGGCCCTTGGCCAGTGCTTCGCGTCCCCATGGGAAGGGCCCCGGTTCCGGACGGAAGAGCCAGGCCGCCGAGGCCCTGGGCCACGCCCGCCGCGTTCGGAGGCAGAGCCAAGAGATCAACTGACTTCCCGGCTTCAAGGGCAAGCTGCAAGGGCGTGAACCTCCGTGCTTCCGGTCTGCCGTATTCACTGAGCATAGCCGCGTCGGCCTGCACCTGCTCACGGGCCTCGTAGTCGCGGACAAAGGCGCCACTTTCGGCCATGTCAGCGTCGCTGAGAAATTCCCCCGGCGCATCTTCCGACCTGCCGCCCATCGACGTGGGGCCATGCCCGGTCTGGTCCGTGCCCGACATGTCGGTACGGAAGTGTCGCCATCCCCGCGCGGCCGCCTCACGGTTCCAGGCCGCTTCGTCCATGGGAGCCGGAGGCGCGTCCCACTGTAGACCGGAGATGCCTGATGCCTCGCGGAATTCCCTTTCCTGCGCACTGTCATCAATGGGGGGAGATGTTGGCAGCCCGTCATTGCCGGAGGGCTGCGGCGTATCAAGGGGCGGCGTCTCGCCGGTTCCGGCATCGTTTGCGCCTTCCGCTCGCCGCCGCATCCGATTCGCCGCAAAGTCCGCGGCCTTCTTGCCCCCGGCCATAAGCGTGGTCTGCCAGAATGTCGCGGGGGCAATTTCCTTGAACGCTTCCCATACACCGGGGGCAGACTCGCGCAGGCCCGCGCGCTCCTCCTCGTATCCCTGACCCATTTGCGTCGCCGTTTCCGTCCCAAGCTCTTCGCCGTACAGGCCGCCGACGCGCTTGGCGATATTTCCAAGCCCTCCCTTGAACACATTCTTGCCCAGGGGGCCCAGCAGCTTTGTCATAAAGAGATTGCTCAATGCCTCCGGCCCGGCCTCCCATGCGCCGAATTTCGTGGCCTCGTCATCAAATTCAGTGGCAACCCTGTCCCATTCCTCCTGCGTAGGCATGCGGCCGAGCACCTTCGCCGTCTTGTCGAGCATCTGTTCAAGGAATTGCTGCTTGGAAGCCCTGTAGGCCACGGTTCCGGCGGCGGCCATGCCTGCAGCGCCTGCGGCAACAGGCCCTGCCAATACCCCGGCAGCCCCGGCTCCCAGGCTCGCGCCCATGGTCGTCAGGGAATACCCCATGGAGTTCATGGCGTCTGTCAAACCATCAAATGCCTTGCCCTGATACTTGCGCGCATACTCAGCCCGCTCGCGTTCCCGCTCCTGCCGCGCCCGCAACGCTTCCGCGTCATTGACGTCGATATCGCCGCCGTTCCAGGCGTCGCGCACGGTATCGGCCACCCCACCGGGAAGCATGGCGATCCCCTCGGCTATGGCCGCTCCGCTGCTCCAAAGCTTATCGAGAAAGCCGGGCTCTTCCTCCTGGGGCTGGGTCTGCTCGCCGCCGAACTGAGAAAAGTCCCAACCCTTAAAATCCACGAGAAGATCTTGATAATTGGCGTTAGTCGGCCGATTGGCTTGCTGTCTGGACATATACGCTCCCTTTGGGATGTGTATTCAGACAACGGCAAGGAGAAGGGAAGGAGAATATCTCACAAAATTTAGGAGAGATTAACAATGAGCCGCCTCAGGGCGGCTTTTTCGTGCATCTTAATACCAGCCCACCTTGCGGGAATATCGATTTGCTGGTATAAAAAGTACTCATCCCTTATTATTATGAATAAAAGACAAAGTCTGTTGAGAACAAGAGAGCATGGCATATGACTACAGTACCCTATAGGTTAGAAGAAGACGGGCGGCGTGGCGTCATTCATGCCGAAAAGCTCTATTTTGAGCGGGACTGTGTACTTTATGTCGCGGGAAGATATACATCGGCATACTTTGTGGCAATTTCTCCTCTATCCGACAATGCCGTAGAGATCGTCATCACGGCCAAGGACAAATGTTCTATCCCTGAGGATTTGCCCCGCCGATTTCTTAATGACTGCATAGACCAACAGATTCGTCTCGACCTGCAAAAAGAGTTCGGCGAACTGCGCCAACGCATCGTTGACTATGCTTTTTCTCCAGTGGAGAAAATCCGTGCCTGATTCCAATATTGCCGACAGTCCTGAGGCTTACCACATCCTCCCCTTTCAGTTTGCACACACTGCCCAAGGAGACGTGCTGCTGGTCAACGAATGTGGCGACTTCCAATTCCTCCCGCATGAAACGTTCGACAACTTCGTGCGCCATCGCCTCAGACATACAGACCCGGCCTTTTTCACACTCAAGTCCCATCTTTTTCTTGCGCAGGACGAGTTGGAAGTCTCTCTACAGAAGATGGCAGCCCGCTATCGTACGCGAAAATCCTTCCTTCGTGACTTCACTGCTCTGCATATGATGGTTATTACCCTGCGTTGCAATCAGCGCTGTGACTACTGTCAAGTCTCCTGTGCGGAAGAGGACGCCCATGCCTATGATATGGGAATTGCTACGGCGCGGCGCGTTGTAGATATGATTTTCCATGCTCCCACATGTCACCCCAAAATAGAATTTCAAGGTGGTGAACCTCTGCTGAACTGGCCCGTGGTCGAGGCATCGGTCCTTCATGCGGAACAGTGCGCCTCAGCCACCGGAAAAAATGTCGATTTTGTTATCTGCACCAACCTCACGGCCATCACTGAAGCCCAGCTTCATTTTTGCCGTGATCACCGCATCGCCCTGTCTACGTCACTAGACGGCCCTGAGTATCTGCACGATGCCTGCCGTAAAACTCGGGCGGGGGGCGGTACCCATGCGCTTTTTCTGGAAAAACTAGGCCTTGCCCGTAGGATCCTTGGTCACGATGCTGTGGACGCCCTTATGACAACATCGGCCGTTTCGATCGACCATCTGGAAAAAGTCATTGAGGAATACGAACGCCGCGGCATGACGGGTATCTTCATCCGCTCCTTGAACCCTTACGGTTTCGCAGCGGAACAAGCCGCCTCACTCGGTTATAAGCCTGAAACATTCGTACGACGCTACCTTGAGGCGCTGGACGCTATCCTCGACCTCAATCGACGCATCTTTTTCCCAGAGCACTTCGCCACCTTACTTTTTTCACGTATTCTCACGCCCTTTGCCACTGGTTTCGTAGATTTGCAATCCCCTGCGGGTGCAGGTATCAGTGGCGCCATCTATGACTACGATGGTTCTGTCTTTCCCACAGACGAAGCGCGCATGCTGGCTCGTATGGGCGACAGGCACTTCTGTCTAGGCAATATATTGCACGACAGCTATACCGATATTTTCTCGGGCCCTAGGCTCAAGACACTCACGACAAAAGCCTGCGTAGAGACGACTCCCCCCTGCGCATGGTGCGTCTATCAAAGCTACTGTGGCACAGACCCCGTCCGCAATTATCTCGAAACTGGCGACGAACTGAGAAACATGGCGGGAGCTCCTTTTTGTATCAAACACAAGCTGATTTTCGACGGCCTGTTCGAACGTCTGCGCTATGCCGATGACAAAACGCAGGACATCATCTGGAGTTGGATAACCCGTAATCCCAATTTGGTGCAGCGTCATGAGAACGCTTGACGGAACACCATCCCGCCGCTTCGCTTCGGTAGTGGGTGAGATCGCCTTACGGCCTCGCCCCATCCATGCGCGTAGCCGCGCCATCCTAGTCACACCGCAGCTGGACGCGAGGGCGCTGGGCTACCTCGCCTGTCTAACCGCTGGCCCGCGCGGTCGCTTCTTTCACCCCGATCACTTATATAACGCACACGGACTGGAACAACTCCAAGAGGGTGACATTGTGCGCCTGAACGGCGACGGCCAGGTGCATGTTCTCTGGGAAGCTGGCTCCTCGCATAACGCTCTTTTACTGACCGAGGCCTGCAACTGCCATTGTGTCATGTGCCCGCAACCGCCTCGTCCGCACGATCCGGCCCTCCTGCGAGAAGCCCATGCCGTGCTTAACCTTCTACGAGGCCGCAGCCTAGATCAGATATGTCTCACCGGGGGCGAACCAACGCTGCTGGGCAATGCCTTTATAGAGCTTCTGGAGCGCTGTGTCCGCGAACATCCGAAGACACGCATCGACATCCTCACCAATGGCAAGACATTTGCGGATCGAGCCTTTACCGCGCTCGTGGCGCAAGCGGCGACGGTTAATGTTCTTTTCTGTGTTTCTCTTCACTCTGATGTTGACAGCCTGCACGACGCTCTCGTTGGAGCATCCGGCAGCTACACTGCCACCCAACGGGGCATCTATCATCTGGCTGAATACGGCTGCCGTATAGAAATACGCCATGTAATCAGCCATGATAACGCACCACACCTAAAATCATTTGCCGAACATCTCTATAACTACATTCCATTTTGCTATCATTATGCCTTTATGGGGATGGAATTATACGGAAATGCTTCCAACAATAAAGAACTTGTTGATATTTCCCCTTACCAATACCGGGAAGAGCTGCGCACAGCAGTTCTTGCCATGTACCGTCGGGGATTGCCTGTCTCTATTTATAATATCCCGCTCTGCCTGTGCGCGCCAGAGGTCAGACCTTTTGCGCGTCAGTCCATCTCGTCGTGGAAAAACATTTATCCGCCCCAATGCGGTACATGCGGCAGTAAGAAGATCTGTTCCGGCTTTTTTAGTACGTCAGTCTCATTGCCGCTCGACCATATCCACCCACTGGAAAAGGAGGGAGAATGAGGAAGATTATTTACACTCTTTTTTTGTTTGCCAGTTTTGTGGCATCGGGCATCGGCATCGGCAAACAGGATGTTCAGGCAAACGCTTCTACACTGGGGAATGCCCCAGTAAAGAATGTTGCGGCGTCCGACGGTTTGCTGGTCTTCTCTGACGTGCTGGATCAGCACAGCAATGGAACTTTGGTGGCAGGTCACTATAGCCACCGCAGTCACGGCAGCCATGGCAGCCATAGATCGCATTATTCCAGCCGTTATTAACTGCTACTTAGCAGCTCCGCTGAAGCGGCTCTGCTCCTTATTTGCATGGCAGAGATGATTTTGGAGTATATTGATTGCAAGGCCGGGGGATTATCCCGGCCTTGCTTTTCCTTCCCTTCTCTATGCCGTTGTCAAAGATCAGTTAAATATCACATGGGCCAATCAGGCGCCGTGTCACTGGTTGGTATTCTGCCATTTCTTGAGGCGAACACTGGCGGGAGGCCTGATCTGTACGTCCTGAGGTATTCCGGCATTAAGACCGGATGCAGCCTCCCTGATTCTGTCATCAGCCTTTGACGATGCCGTGTTGGTGGCGTGAGAGTGGGCAGCCTGTGACGTGGGTGTGGCTCGGACTCCCCCGTTAATTTTTTGTGCCATGCCGACCATGGCCGCGCGCTCCGCCTGTTCGCGGCTTAAACCCTTTTTTGCTGCCATGGCCAGCTTTATGTTGTCCTCATATGCCGCGATTACAGCAGAGGGAAAATTACCCGTGCGCTGTATTAAACCCTGAAGAAAAGCGACCTTGCCATAATCGACGCTCTTTTCTCCGGTTTCAGGATTTTCAGAGGTTGCATACTTGGTCAGCATGCTGACATCGCCCTGGCTGAGTCTGTATCCACCAGCTTCGTTCCCCTGCGGCTTCTGCACCATGTTCCCAAAACGCATTCCCCGTTGCAGAAGTCCCTGCACGTCAAGCCTTCCCAAGGGCTTTCCATTCATCCCGTACGCGTCGTATTCGGTATTCTTTGAGCCATCTAGCGGATTCTGCGGAATTGCCATGCCCACGATTCGCCCATTGGAGTTCAGCAACGGAATGTGCTTGGAATAATCGGCCATGTTCTCCACATTGGTGTCGTTGGTCGCCATGGCGCGGCGCATCCCCTCAAGAATCTGCCGCTGATTATGCGGCGTCACCTTCATCCCCAGGCCGCTCAGGACGCCGACTTCGCCGCGCAGATAGTCCTGGCCCATGTCAAAGACTTCCTGCCCGGTCATTTTCCTTCCGGTATCGGTCCACCCGCCTTTTGCATCGGATCGAAAAAACAGCTTGAAGTTGCCATCACCGGCCGGTTCAATTCTGTAGGGCATGTTGGCCAGTTCCGAAGCGTTCGTCATGCTGGCTAAAAACGTGTTCATGTCTCCGGATTTGTATGCCTCAAGGCCGGGCATGAGGACGGCACGCACGTCATTGTAATTTTGCTCGGCAATCTTCTTGGCGTTCTGGAGCATTTCCGTACGCCCTTTCTCGGATGCCGCCCTGTCCTTCATTATTCTTCCAAAGGCTTGCGCATGGTGATAATCCTGAAAGTCGGGATTGGTCTGCAGCGCGTCAATGCCGCCTTCCGTGTAGGCCTTGCTCATGGCGTCATAGGCGTCGCGCACCTTGTATTCGTCATACATGCCCTTCACATCTTCGGCGGCATTGACCACTCCGCTGAGGCCACGCCCGACAGCACCAAAAGCCATTGCCCCCTTGTAGAGGTCGTCCCAGACGTTGCTTTCTTTTTTGACATTGACCGTCGTCTGCTTCGTCTGTGACGCCGCCGCCTGCGTCGCGCCGCTCATAGCGGATTGTGCCATGGCCGCGGGGTTGCTGCTCTGCTTGTAAAGAGGCATATCCGCCCCCCCCTCCTACAAAAAGAATGAAGTGATTGCGCCGAGGCCCGCGCCGATGAGCGTGCCCACGCCGGGAACAACCGATCCCGCAGTAGCCCCTGCCGCAGCGCCGCCTGCTGCTCCCGCAGCGGCGCCCGTAACGCCGGACGCCAGCGACGTTGCGGCGAGTCCGCCCAGATATCCGCCTGCCGCTCCGCCGAGAACGCCGCCCACCTTGCCGCCAGCGTCGCCCGCAATGGCCTGACCTAGGGCTTTACCGCCAGTGCCGCCAGCAACTCCGCCAATGGCGGACCCTGCCATGGGCCCCCATGACCATGAGGTTGACGCCTGCGCCGCCGTATCGGCTCCGGCATTGCCGAGGCTTTCGCCTGCGCCTGAAGCTATGTCGTCGGCCATGGCCTCAACGCCATGCGATGCTCCGGACGCTGCCGCATTGGCAGCCGCACTGCCTACTTGCGCGCCGGTATTAAGCTGCACGCTTCCCAAGGCCGCGTCCGCCGCCTGCTGCGCTTGGGCAGCCTGCCCTGCCTGAGCGGCCCCGGCTCCGGCATTGGCCGCTTGAGTCGCGGGATCCGGCGCGCCGAGCCCCGCCACCCAATCAATGGCCTTGTTGCCGTATTTCCATGCGCCGTCCGCCGTACCGAGCAGACCCATGCCCTGGGAAAACATCTGCCCGGCGGAAGGCCGCGCGGCCTCATACTCCGTTGTGGGCCCCTCTTTGGTCTGCTTGCCCATGATCGAGGATGCCTGCTGAAAGGCTTCACTGGCCCGGCCAAATGAGTTGCTGTTTTTTTTGTACAAAGCCATTACGGAATCCTCCTAACCCGACGTGTAGCCAAGGCCCTGCAGAATGCCGCTGGTCGGATTGAAACTCGCGGCGCTCTTCAGACGTTCAAAGTTTTCCTGCTCCGCGCCCACGCGGGCCTGGGTCCGGGCCCCGGCAAGCTGGGCGGCCTTCTGCGTGTCCAGTGCGGCCGCAATGCCCTGAAAACGTCCGCTGTTGGGGTTCACCCCCATGCGGGCATTGGCGCGCGCAGTCTGGGCCTGGGCATCTTTCCACGCGCTCGATGCATCCGCCGTCGCCAACGCCATGCGTTCGTTGACGTCCACGCCGCTGGTGGCTGAGGTCAGAAACTTCTGGGCCGCCGCCGTCTGCTGCGGCAACAGATCCTTCGCTGCGGTCAACTGCTGCTTGTAAAGCTCTGTTTCCAGCGGCAGCATTTCCATATTGGCCTGCGTCTGCGCGATTTCATACGGCTTCTGATACTGCTGCCACATATTGTAATAATCGCGCGCCCAACCTTGCTGCTCTTCACTGAGCGTCGCCATGCGGGCGTTGTAGGCTTCGTCCACGGTATTGGTCGTGCTGCTCCCGCCGCCGCTACCGCCGCCCATGCATTCGGCCACAGGGCCGTCATATGCAAAGCCCTGCGCCTCAAGCGTTTCTCCGGAGGCCATATCAAGCACCAGACGGGTGTAAATCATGCGTCCCATGTCGCCTCCACAACTTCTCCTTCGGCAACGCCGAGAATTTCCCGCGTCGCGGCTGTCACCACGCCGCCCACGCTTATTCTCGTGTCCGCAAGAAAGACACAGCTCGGTATTGTTCCAATCAGCCGCCATCCGCTTTGCAGAGCGGCCTTCCATGCCAAGGGGTTGTTTTCAGGCGTGATGCCGTATACGCAGTCGAACAGGTAGCCCTCGGCATCCTTGCGCGAAAGCACATACCTGTAGAAGTTCCTTCCTAAGGACACGCGGATTTTGCGGCCCCAGAATTCACGAAAAATGACAAAGTGAGCACGGGCCGATCGGCCTAGAATGCAGTTGAACCAGGAGAAGGCGGCCACATCCTTGCCGTGCATGATGACAAAGGGAATGGTTCCCGGCTTCAGTATTTCATCCAGAAATGCATCCTTCGTCTGGACAGATCCGTCATAGAACAGGCTGGCAAGCAGGCCGTCTTCGATCATTCTGTCAAAAACGTGTCCGAGGAGGCCGGGCGCAACAGGAAGCGTCTTGTTGATATACAGAGCCGCAAACCCCTCACTCATTGCCCGCCCTCCTGCCCGTGACGCTCCACGTCATTTGCCCCTGAACCACCGTCTGCGCGCCGTTTTCATCCTCGCCCATATCGCAGCAGGCCAGCGCGTCAAACAGCCATGAGCCATCGCTCTGGCGCAAATTTTCAATGCCCGCCCGCAGGATGCCGCCCGGCTGCACGTTCAGGGCAAAGCCCGTTACCGTCACGCTTGGCCGTTCCAGCCACGCGCCCAGGTCCACAGTCGCCCCATGCTCAGCCGCGCCTTCCAGGCTGACCGGCAACACATCGGCGGCCAGTTTGTCGGCACTCACCGAACGGGGGCCCAACTCTTCCTTTCCTACACACTGCGCGGCCAGTTCCCGGTCCGTTATGGCTCCTATCCGCAGCTTGCCGCCGGTGATGGACGCATCCGCGATTTTGTCCGCTGTAACAGCACTGTCGGCCAGCTTGGCGGCGGTAACGGCTCCGTCTACGATTTTGGCCGTGGTGACGGCGGTCTGAGCACTGCCGCCAAGGCTCGCCGCTTCGCCGCGGCGAACTGCCTGGGAAGAATCCGATCCACGAGCCAGACCAGCCAGGCGACGCACCACAGAGTCAAGGCTGTTCAGATAGGAGGTCAGGCCTGCCGAAAGACCGCGCGGCACGGCTTGTATGCCGCGCTCAAAACTACTGGACGTCATTTTCCACGCCCTCCACGCTGCCGCCCAGACGGGCTTCGTACACGTCAGCCGTACCCGACAGTTCAAAACTCCAGAGTCGTTCAGCCCGCATTGGGCGGATGCGCACTGTTTTGCCATCCGTCAGGCGCAGCCTGGCCCTGAGTCGATCTCTATCCGGCCCCAAAATATTCATGCGCACGGGGTTGCGCGCGCCCTGTTCCCCCTGCACCCGCGCCGCCGTCATGGCGTACAGGGCGGATGTGAAGAACTCCTTGCTGCGCCAGCAGTAAGGCAAGGGGGAATCTCCGCCCTCGAACTTCCAGATGCCGCAGCCGTCAGGCATTTCCGCACTCAAATACAGGGCGTCGTCTTCGCTGTGGTGGTATAAGGCATGAACCTTCCATCCTCCCGGCAGCTCCAGGCGCACCATATCGGCCCTGCCTATGTGGAAGAGCAATCCTTCATTCGTTCCTTTAAAAAAAGCCACATAGCGGCCGTCGTGAACGCTGCCCATGAGGCGTTCCGGTCCAAGCTCCTGCCACTGTTCGCGGCTGAGGGTCTGCCCCGTAATCAGGCTTTGCTCGTTGCTGGTGAACAGCATGAGCCCGTCAGGACTCGCATAGATGACGCCGCCGGGCAGCGTTGCCACGCTTTGGGCCGAGACGCAGGCCTGTTCGATAGGCAGATGGACAAGGGCCAGGCTCTCCGGCGCTGTGCCCTGAGCCAGATAAGGACGGCCTGTGGTGAGCACCACAATGGTGCCGTCCACATGAGCCAGGGCCACAATGCTGTTCTCCACGGTGTTCCGGTATGTCGCCGGATAGGCATAGGGAATGAACGGTTCGGACACCAGCAGCTCGTTACCGCGAAAGCAGGCATAGAGGCCGTTGTCGGCTTTGATCAGCCCCTTGGCGTTGTCCGGAATGGCGTCCCAGGTGGAGGTTTGCAGAATCCCTCCAGAGACGTTTATGTCGTGCTCAATGTCTGTATACGACCAACCGGCCGCCTCCAGTTCTTCCAGGGAAAGTTCAACCAAAAGATGAAAGTCCGAGGCTTGTGTGCCGGAAACAGTGCGGTAAATACGGATATGCGTGATCTTGAGTCCTTCCTCATCCGGAAGAGCAAAGCCCGTCAGCGTCACACCCGCATTGTCCTGGACGTCGATGACTTCAGAAGCGGGGGAAGGCGCGCTTTCGTATTGGATAACGCCGCCCGCAAGCTGCTGCACATAGGTGTAGAGGTATGCAGTGCTGCGCTGAATGCCGCTGTCTGTGATGTTCTCGTTCTCCTTTCCGCCGGACTCACCGCCTTCTTCCTCCAGCGCGGCGCGGGAAAGGATATCAACTGAGGCCGTCTCTCCGTCCTGAAGAATGCCGCACAGATCAAGCCCTTCATCGCCGTAACGCGCTGGCGCCGCTGAAATATCCGTTGCGGACCATGCACGGCCCTCTGTATCCAGCAGCATGGCGTCAGCTACCGCGTTGACTTTCAAGGCTTCTGCCGGGCGCGGGATGCCCAGGCGGCATACTTCGCCGCCCGCAAGATACATGGTCGGGTATTCGCGATCGCCGGTAATGAGCAGTTGCCCCAAAGGCTTTTCGCCATTGGCGTCCAGCACCGCGCTTTTGACCACATTCACGGCCTTATCCCAGGTCAGCCAACCATCCACGTCATGCTTGAACAGCGTGGCGGCTGTCGAGTCCAGATCCTGTTCATGCGCGGGTGCCCGCAAAGCCCGCAAGGAGCCGCTGCCGAGATCGCAATTTACGCATTTGCTGGCATTCTGCGTTTCAAGCAGGCGGGACGAAATCTTGGGCATGGCTCCGGCAAAAGCGGAAACAGTGATTGTGGTCATGGCTTACTCTCTGTTGGATACGCCGCTGCGATGGTATCTTTCGACATGCGACGCCATAGCTGCATTGATGGCGCTAGTTACGCCGCTGATGTTGCATGTGGCCTTCTCGCTGCCCCCGTCAAAACTGACGGTTCCGCTGACATCGCCGCTAAAGGAAATAGTGATGGGAGAGGCCAATTTTTTCGCGGTTTGGGCCGTCTTGGCGGTGGTCGCCTCGTACACGGCTTCGTCCAGTTCCCCATTGTCGGCATTGCCTTTGCGCTTTACGTCAATGCGCTGCCAGGCGGACCAGGCCCCTTTGTCGGTGAACCGGATTTTGACGTGGCCCGTCTCATTATCCACGGCCAGTTCCATTTTTTCCGAGGCGTTGTTGACGACAATTCCAAGCAGCATAGCGTCAATCCTTTTGAAAAATCGGACGACCTGCGGCTTACAGATCGTCCGTGCGTACGAAAGAGGATCAGGCCCGTAGTTCCGGCGGCAACTGCCGCCCCAGGCGCTCAGATTCGAACGATTCCCGGCAGTGGTCGCGGTCGCCAAAGATCAAGGCCAAGCCGTCAATAAACTTGCGCGGCCAGCTCCGTGATCCGGATAGTTCCCAACGCCAGGCCCTGCTTGAAATGGTTTCATCCGGCCACCCGCCGCAGAGCGCATTAAGGAACTGGTCCAGGGCTATGAGCAAAGCCTTGCCGTAGCTCATCAGGACGCACTCCCACCAGCGCCGGGCAGGCTGTAGCTGACCGTGATGTCCTCGATCTGCGCCGTGGTCGCGTCCGGGCCGAGCGATTCCAAGGCATCCTCATACCACTGCCGCTGGCCGATGAGCGCGCCCGAGGCCAGGGCAAAGGCGTCGGCCTTGGCAATGATCTTCTGCGCCAGTTCTTCCACCGGGATGCCGCGCCCTTGGGCGATGGCCGTGATATGGGTCACATCCGCCGCGCTGTCCCCCGCCAGCAAAGAGCGTGCTTCGCGTTCCTGCCGCTCAAAGGTCAGCAGTTCACGGTCGGGATAGGTGGCGGTGAGGGCTGCCAGGGCCGCCTGACATCCTTCATTGATCTCAGCGTATTTGCGGATGCGGGCGTTTTCCGGCTTGTTGTACTCGGCCAGGCGCTCGGCTTCGGCTGCGGCCTCCTCGGCGGCGCGCTGAGCCTCGGCGGCGGCTTCTTCAGCGGTGCGGGCTAGATCCCATTCTTCTTGCGTAATGTAACCGTCTGGTTTCTGTTCCCAGATTTCACAATTGCCGGTGGGAGAATAAAATACAGGCATGGCTTTTTCCTTATGTCGATAGAGCGTTGATAACAATAATGACAGCCCCCTGAGTGCCGTTGCCTCCACTGGAGGCTGAGCCAACAGAGGTCTTGTTTACCGGGGCACCATTTCCGCCAATGCCGCCGTTGCCATATGCTCCATGCGTCGAAGTCCCGCCCGCACCACCATTACCTCCGCTTACGTAACCTAGAAATTTGCTGGAGCTTCCCCCCCAATATCCGGAACCGCCATCTCCTACACCTCCGCCGCTTGGGGGGCTGCCATAAGAAAACCCGGCAGCTCCCCCCGAACCCGGCCCACCCGAGAAAGAGCCCGGCCCATCATGGCAATTTGAAGGACTCACCCCCCGATAGGTAGGCGCCACTCCATTGCCGCCAGTACCGCCGCCCAAAGCGGTGAGATGTTCCCCGAACGCCGTTGATCCACCATCGCCGCCGCCAATGGTTACAGGAATGATATCACCTTTGGTAAGCTTTACATTTTGCGTTATCGTCTGGCCCGCGCCTCCGCCGCCGCCACCGTTGCCTCCATGATTAATATCACTGCCGTAACGTTCCACTGATTCAGAACCCCACCGGCATGCTGACCATGAAGACGCGACGCCCGTCGAGCCATTACCACCTTTTCCACCTCCGGCAATACAAGTAACGGCGTAAGTAGCGGTTTCAGGTACCGTCCAATTGCCGGACGAGGTGATCACCACTTCCGACTGTAAGTTAAGCAGCCTGTCCCAGGCATCTTTCACGCCCTTGGCAGAAATCGCCACGCCGTCCTTGGCCGCCGTCCCTTCCTCAAAATTGTCTGTCAGCTTCACATGCCCGTAAAACTGAAAATCACCTTTGCCGTAGGCATCGGGATTTTCCGAGGCATGCGCACCAAGGGAGAGAATGCCTGGCGTCGGCGCTTCCTCGCCCTCGGCGACTTCAGTAGGCAGGGTGACTTCCAGGCCCGCGCCCACCTGGACGATGCCGGGCGCGTCGGGCGTAGCCAGGGTGACGGGCTCGGTGGAGATGAGGCCGGTTTCGTCAACGCTGATGCCCTGGCCGATCCGCACCATGCCCAGCTTGTCCGGACTGGCGGCCTGAACCTTTTCTCCCAGCGCCTTCACCTGCGTGGAAATTTCGGGCACCTTGTCGGCATTGGTTTTGGCCGCCGTGGCCGTGGACTCCGCCGAGGCCGCAAGTGTCTGCGCCGCCGAAGCGGCGCTTGAGGCTTCAATCGCCTTATCATGGACGGATTTCACGGCTTTGGGCGTAGCGGCCATATCCTCGCGATCCGAATTGACCTCGCTGGAAAGCTGTGTCCTGCCAGCTACGGCCGTAGTGGCGTCCAACATGGCCTTCTCGTAGGCAGCATCGGCCTTGCCCTGCGCCTCTGTCGCCATGGATTTGGCTGTGTCGGCAAGTTCATAGGCTGTCTTTACGGCTTTGGGAGTTGAGGCTTGGTCTTCGCTGTCCATATCGATGGCGCTGGAGAGTCGAACAATGCCCTCCTTGTCCGTAGAGGCCATTCCATCCGCCGGATGCGCACCAATGTCCGCAGGCGTCAAAGGATCCGCACCGCCGGTCTTATGCGTCTCGTTGTGCGTTTCGGGTACACGCGCGTTGCTCAGGCGAGCGTCGTTGCCTTCGCAAGCCGTGCCCTCCTTGGAGCCGAAAGGCAAAATGTCCCCGCGCAGCTTTGGCCCGGCTCCAAAGTCCTCAAACAATCGTTGCAGAATTTTCGGGTATGCCATGCTCCGTTCCCCTATTTGAGCCGGACAAGCACGTCCATATCCGGCGCGATGTCGTCATGAAAGAAGATTTCAGAAGATGTTTCGCCAAAGGTGCCGATTTCGGCATATTGGGCCGTGGCGGAATCATTGCCTCCAGCACAGGCCAGCCCGTCGAGAAACACTTCCAGCCTGTCCGCCCCCACGGAATACGCCGGTACGGACCAGGGCGTTCCGGCCAGAATAGCCTCCGTCCGGCTCCCGGCGGCGGAAAACGCCTCAGCCGCCTGCCCGACATTGACGAGGGAATCCGGCAGGACGCCAAGAATGTCGCCATCCACGCTTTTTACAGTGCATCCCATGCGGACTCCCTCCCTCTGGATTAGGCCAGTTTTTCAAACACAATGGCGTCGGCGCGCAGATCATCTTTGGGGATGGCAGCGCCATGTTCGATGACGATGGAGGTTTTCTTGGTCACGGCATCAACGGGAATGCCGCTGTCTTCCGCCTGCTTGCCGCTGTCGTCGGCAAAAACCATGAGGTTTTTGGCAGTGGAGGAGTCCACGCCTTCCACGGGACGCTTTGCGTTGGCCTGGATAACGTACCAGTCCTCATCCTTGGCCGTGCCGGAGAAGTCTGCCTTGCAGACGATGGTATCGCCCACTTCGCAGATCTGCCCATTATAGGTGCCAGCGGTGGCCACGTAGTAGGCCCAGCCGTTTTCATAGTCCTGCGCGGGCAGATCGGCGTCGCTGTTGACGTCGCCCTTGTTCACAAGAAAGTCGATGTTCGCCATTTCTTTCTGTTTTTCGCGCAGGGTCTGAAGCTCGGCTTCCACATTGCTGGGCGAGCCCGCGGCGTCGTTGACGGTTACGATGCCTGCGTCCGTCTGGGGATGCAGAACATTGCCGTCAACATCCTTAAGGGCGACTTTGGTGATCTGGGACATGGTGTTTCTCCAGTAGGTTGACGATTAAGCTTGAGACAGTTCCGTGTAACTCACGGCAACATTGCTCAAGCCGGAAATATTGCTTTCCACCCGTGCGAGGCGTTCCTCAAGAATGGTCGCTCCAGTGCCCGCTGCAGGCACATCAACGTGAGCGGCAATGTTCACTTCAAAGTCGGATTCAGCCGGAACTGAGAAGAGCAGGCGTACCGAGTGGGACAGCACGCCCTTTTCACCCACTTCTTCCCATTGCCGATTCTGATGGCAGGCGAGGCCGTCCCACGACAGGCGGACGGCATGATGGCCGGAGTAATAACCGCAGTCCTCAGGCAAAGGGAGCAATCCCCCTTCGTTCACTCCCTGAACCAGAGTCCAACTGGACAACATGCCATCGACCATGCGGGCTATGATGGCTTCGGCTTTGTCCGTTGCAGTGTCGGCGGCGTTCTCCGCGCGCTGCGCGGCATCTTCTGCTTTATTCTGCGCCGCGTTAGCGCGATCCGCCCGTTTCGTTGCAAAGTTGGCCTGTCGCGTGGATTCCGTGGCGGACGTGGCGGATTGTCCCGCGCTGTCGGCGGCGGCATCGGCCTGATTACGCGCCTCCTCCGTGGCATTCCGCACAGCGTCGGTCACCACCTGCGGGGTGAGCATGTCCACGGCCACATCGTGCACGGCCTGCTTCACATCGTCGGTCACGCCTTCGACATATTCCTTGTCCTTGGCGGCGTCCTGCTGGGCCGCCACGGCCATCTCCGCGCTCTGCTTGGCGAGATCGGCGCTGGCGTCGGCGGCCTTGGCCGCTTCCTGCGACGCCCTGGCACTGCCGGCCGCATAGTCGGCATTCTGCCGAGACATGTCGGCAGCGGCTTCCGCCCTCTGGACAGCCGATTCCGCGCACGTTTGGGCCGTTTCCGCCCGCCGGGCCGCGTCCAAGGCATCGTCGCGATAACGTTCCAGCCCTTGGGCGGCCGTCTCCGACCGCTCCGCGCAGGCGCAAGCCTTGGCAGCGGAGTTGGCCGCTCCGGCGGCGGAACAGGCAGACTTCTTGGCGGCTCCTTCAGCTCGTTCGGTCAGGGTCAGGAAATCCTCTTCAAACTGCCCGCCCACCTCGCGCAGATCCTCCAGCGTCTCATCGCGCATGTCTTCCACGGCATGAACGGCGTTCTGTTCCGCGCTTCTGACGGCCTCAAGGGCCTCGGTGCGCGCGGATGAAGCGGTTTGGCTCATTTCGTCCAGCGCCTCTCCGGAACGCTGCTCAATGGCCGCCAAAGATACGGCTTCCTGTTCACGGATACAGCGGGTGGCGTCAGCAGTGAGCAGCCCGGCCGTTTTCTCCACGCGCTGTATGACGCTCGTCTCGAAATTGCAGATGGTTTCGTCCACACCGTCCACAAGCTGTTTTGCTCGCTTGGCCTGCGTGGCGGCGCTGCTTTCGGCGACCTGCGCGGCGTCCTTGGCAGCCTCGGCCTGGGCCACATGCGTCCCTGTCTGTGCGAGGGTGGAAGCTGCCGCTTCGGCCTGACTGCGGGCTGTGGACGCGCTGTCCGCAGCCTGCGCGGCATAGCCCGCCACCTCGTCAGGAATCAGCGAACCGGCGGGCAGCGGTTCCCTCGGTGACAGATCTATGATGTCCATGAGGTTGCAATCCTCATTGGGCACATAAACCCTCTGCCGGATGGGCCGCATGGGAGTGGGAACAGTGTTCCGCCCGCAGGCTCCGGCTCCGGACCCCGGGAAGCTGATATGCACGTCGTAGACGCTGCCTTCATAACCAAGGGCATTGGGAAAGACGCGCAGCACACAGCGGCCCGTTGCGTCAGTAACGCCTGCCACTTCACGCGGCACGACAAGCCCCTGATATTTGTCGGGACTGCACAGCCGCATTTTGATGACGGCCCCGGCGCAAGGATGGCCCAGCTGGTCGTTGATCTGCGCCGTTACATTGACAAGAGGCAGGTTGCTCATGCGCTCGCTCCTACCATCCAGACATGGAACGGATACGCGCCCGCGCCACGCCCTGGTTGTATTGTTCATGGGCAATCTGCGCCCCGGCTCCATCGCTCCATTCCACTTTGCTGCCGGTCATGGCCTTGAGACGAGCCTGAGCGCCGTAGGACAGCACGTCGCCCCACTCCTCCACAAGACGCCCAGGAAGTTGCTCCGCCAAACGGGAAGGCCGCAGCGTGGCCTCAACCGTCACCACGCAGTCGCGGGGCAACGCTGAACGCAGGCAAAGATGGTCTCCTTCCGCCCTGTAGTCCGAAGGATCAAGGCGGCTGCCTTCCAGCCATACGTCCAGCACAAGGGCCAGTTTGGCGCCTCTCTGCAGGGCAAGAGGCACCTCTGCGTCGCCCTGCAGAGCTGTTTCATCCAACTTGACGCGCCAGACGGGAGCCTGCTCGCATAAATCCTTGGCCGCGACGCGCAGGGCATCCAGCACCATGCCGCGCGGACAAGGCAGCACCAGGGGCATTACCTGTCGCACCAGAACTTCCAGAGATTCCATGCGTTCATTCATGGCCTACGCGCCCCCCACGCTGCTCTTGGCTTTGGGCAACACGGCATCCACCTGCGTCTTCGCCCCGATCTGGGCATTGAAAAGCTGCATGTGGTAGCTGGCCTTGGCCGCGTTGCTGCTCTCATTATCCCCGGACAAGACGGACGCCAGCATGTGATGCACCAGCGCCTGCGCATAGTCGTCAGCGATGCCCAGGCGCTCATCGGGGCTGACGATCTTTTTCGGTGCCGCGTAGTATGTGGCCTCGACATACACCTCAGCGTCTTCGGGGACGGGCGGGCAGACATAGTACACCTGGCCGTTGACCGCCCGGTCGTAGGCGAAGTTTTCCACCATGCAGGAGGGCCGTGCCATGTCGGCCCAGACCATCAACACGTCCGGCTGCGCCGATACGATGGCCGGACCCGCATGTTCTCCGTCATCGCCCATGTTGCGGATCAGGCCGCAAAAGCCTGTGGCCTCGCTGCTTGCACCATGCCGCTTTCCGGGAATCTGCTGACGCATTCCCGGTTCGAGACGAATGACTTCGGTGACGGCGCAACAGTCGGGGCGCTGCAAGGCCACGGCCCGCAGGGCGGCGTTCAGGAAGTCGAGCAGTCCCACCCTCCCCTCGTCCGCCTCCCATGGCCAGCGGGCTTCCATGCCCGGCTCAAGGTCTTGCAGCGCGCCCGACACCAGACGCAGAACGTCAGCCGCCAGCAGCATGGCTAGTCGTCCTCCGCCACGGCTCCCGGCTCCGCCTCTTCGACGGAGAAGGAGAATCGGTTGACATGCTTGAATACGGTTCGCTGGTTGCCGTCAGGCGTCTTTTCCACCATGGGCACATCCATGGAGGCCAGCTTGAGAGCTTCAGCCACAGCCCTGGGAACCAGAGCGCGCTTGTCGCGCTTGATGCGGTAGGCGTAACCGTTGACCGACACGGCCACAGCCGTGGAGTCGTTGGCGGAGCTGTTGATGGTCAGCCATCCCTTGTCTTGGGTACGCAGTTGTCTGGCGGCTGCGGCCTCCTGTTTGCGGGCGGCGACATCGGCCTTGTCCAGAGCCACCTTGAGAGCCAATTCCTTTTCAGCCGCCGACTCTTCCGCCCTGCTGGCCCTGGCCTCGGCTTCGGCCTTTTCGGCCTGTATCGCGGCAAGCTGGGCGCGCAGGGCTTCCAGTTCGCTGTTATGCTGCTGATCTTTATTTTCAGCGTTCTGCTGCGGATTCTTACTTTCAGCCATTATGTGCTCCTACAGCTTGGTGACGGCCACTTCCACACGGGCCATCCACAGGTCATAGAGGATTTCGGATGTGCGGTACGCCTTCCAGGCAAGGCTGCCGCGCTGCCCCATGGGGTCGCTGCTGCGGGGGGTGTTCGGATTCAGCACCATGACGTTTACCGGGGAATTTCCCTTGCCCTTCTGGGCGGCAAAGGGCGTGACGCCGAAGGCGTTCTTGCCGAAGTAGAGAACGGGGTATACGTCGGCGCAGGCCCCGGCCTGGCTCTCCACCTCTGTCCCGACAGCGGGCGCGGCACCGGCATCGACCTTGGGTTCAAGCAGCGTCGTGCCCACATAGCGCACCCCTTCCACACTGCCGATTTCGCCGTCCATGGGCTGGTACGAGGCGTACTTTTCCGTAGGCACGAAACCGGGCATGTTGCGGATGTCCGCCTCAAGGTCGGTGTGACACACGGCTATATAGCTGGGGGAAATGGGCGAGGTGTTGAAATTAGCGCTGGCCGTCACCACACGAGTAATGGGGGTAGCCAACTGTCGCTTGAGCGCGCGAGTGACACGGCGCTGCATGGTCAGCGTCAGCGGCAGATTCACGCCGTTGCGCGTGGATGCCTGCACGCCTCCCGTTTCTCCGGCGAAAAAGACGTTGGTCCCGGCCAACAATTTGTTGATGACCACACGCTCCAGCATGATACCGGCCTCTTCGCCGAGAAGATCGGAGAACTCGGCCCACAAAGGATCTTCATGGGTGTCGGACAGCTTGTCCGTAAGCTCGATCCAGTCGCCGTACTGCTCGATCTTTGCCACAACTTCGCGATAGGTGGGCTTGCTGGCCGCAGGGGTCACGCCTTCGATCAGGACCTTGGGGTTGTTGTCCAAAGGCTCATAGCCGCGAAAACGGATGGTGTCGCCGCTGTTCTTCGGAATGGGTTTGTTCTGCCCAAGGCGCGAAACCGCCAACAGGGGTTGAGCGCGTTTGAGCAATTCGGCGCAGACATAGCCTGCAGTGCGGTAACTGATGTCACCAGTGCCAGTCATGGGAGGCATAGGTTTTCCTCGCTATTCGGACGACAAACCAGCATCAAACCCGGCGTCGAAGTCGTCCAAGCCACCGACGCCGGAAGGCGCAACAGGCGCGCCCCTTCCCGGTACAGCGAGCGCGCCGGTGGGATCGGGCCGTTTGGCCTGGCCTCCTGCCCTTTCGCGCTCAAATTGCGATATGAGGGCGCTGACCTGCCTGGGGTCGCGTCCGTTCCGCGCTATTTCCATGAGGTTCACGGCCTCCGCATAGGGCTTGGCCGCAATCCAGTCGAAAATCGACTGCTGATACAGAGCCGCATCGCTCCTGCGGGCAGGGTCGTCCAGCATGGCCACATAGTTGGGATGCTCATTCTCCAAAATCGTCCTGAAGTTGGCGTTGTGCGCCTGCCGCGCACGCTCGGCCCTGTCCTCGTCCGCTCGATCCAGAGCGCGGCGTTGCAGAATTTGTTCGGCCCTGTCCTGAGCCAGCTCCGCGCCAAACTGTTCGAGGCGGGCTCGGATGCTGGCTCCCTCCGGACTGTCTTCCAGAGCCAGTTCCGCCGCTTGGGGGGTCAGGGTCTTCAGGCTTTCAAGCTCGTCCGCCATCTCCTCGGGCGCTTCGATCTTCGGTGCGGACTCCGGCTCCTGCGGCCGCGCCGGTTGCTGAGGCGGCGTATGAGGCAGCTGGTCGGGCATCGCAGGCTGCGGCGGTGCAACCTGATGTGTCGCAGGCTGAGCCGGGGGCTCCTGCTGCTCAGCCGCGGGCGTGGGGTCAGGCTGGCTTCCCTGATCCAGCTGCGCGTTGAGCCGCGTATCAGGCTGGCTTTCATTCCCGTCACTGCCGCCAAGCGCGGCGTCCATCCCTTGAGAAAATTCATCCTCATGGCTGAGCTGTTCCACCTCGCCGCCCTGCTGGGACGAACCAAGCTGCTCCATTTCCATCTGTTCCGCTTGCTGCTGGCTCATATTTGGAACTCCATGGCTTAAGCGCTTTCGCGCGTGAGAGCGCCCAAGATGTCGCGCGCCAACTGCGCGCGGCCCTGGGCACGGAAAATTTGTCTGTCGTCGCCGGCCTCTTCCAGTTCTTCACGGGCTTCGGCCAGCTTGGCCTGCATGAGAGCGCATACAGCCTGTACGCTGGATCCCCCAGCCTGCCTGACGTCGCTGACGGCTTTAGCGGCCAGTTCCCGAGAGTTGAGCCCTTTCATTGCCGTGCCTCCGCCTGCGGTGCTGGTTGCTGTTGCTGCGGGGCCGACAAGGCCGCCTGCCCCTGCATCTGACCCAGCACCATGACAAGCTGTTGCTGGATCTGCTCGGGCGACATTCCCTGGGCTTGCAGTTCCTGCACAAGCGCCTGGACATTGGCCTGTGCGGCCTGAGCCTGCTGTTCCTGCTGATGCCGGGCGGCCTCTTCCTTGGTATAAAGAATGCGCTCCACGGGCAGATCGGTCTGTTCAAAGGCCACTTCCAGCAGACCGCGCGCGTCAATGTTGTGGGCAAGCGCCGGAATGCCCAGATACGACAGGATGCCCGGCACCTGCTGGGCGCGGACTTCCTTGGCTATCAAGCTCTGGCTGCCCGTGGCCACCACTTCAAAGTCTCCCTTGCAGTCCTCGCGCGGGCTCCACTGCATGTTCCAGCGGTACATGGCGCGGATGAAGGGCGCGATGATATGGTCGTCAAAATCCTTAATGTGATCCTTGAGCAATATATTGCTGGCACCCATGAGCATGGACAGGCCGGACGCAGTATTGCCCGCCCCCTTGATGTTGCCGTCTCCGGCGTTGAAGCGCGGCGTGCTGATTTCATCCGCGCCGTTGGACCAGAACTGCTGGAGCGTCAGATTTTCTTGAACGCAGGAAGGGATATTTACGGCCTGGAAGGCTTGGGGCAGCGTCATGCCCGACCTTTCGAAGCGCAGCATCTTACGCGCAATGGCTCCTTGCAGGTCCGCCGCATCCTCGGCGCACAGGGCTTGCAGGTTGAAAGCCAGGAAAGGCCCGGAAGAGAGGCCCGCATTGTCCTGCATGGCGCGCACGGCGGCGTTGATGCCAGCCTGGGGGGAACGCAGCAGAGAGGCGATGCCTTCCGGCCAGAACGTGCTGTCGTCGCGCTCATAGGGATACCAGTAGTAAGGGATGTCCACGCCTTCCAGCGGGTTGGCCATGGCCTTGATGATGGTGTCCTCGCCGATCATCCAGACGTTGGCGCTGTATACCTCGGTGTGCTTGTCCGCGGGTATGTCGGCGCCAGCGTCGTACAACTCCTTGCCGGTGAGAAATCCCCAGCGCTCCCAGACGCGGTAACGCTTTCTAAGGCTGTCGCCGCCGCTCCGTTCCCGGTCCAGCGCGCGCAGTTGCGACTCCCAGCTGGTTAAAGTCGCGTCGCCTTCTTCGTGATCGCGCAGGTAGGTTTCGATGGCTCTGGCGTCAAAACCGGGAAAAGACTTGAGCGCGATCACATCCTTGTCGGTCATGAGATGGGATTGCCAGACGAAACGCAGTTCGCCGGGATTGCGCGCGTCCGGGTCGGGGAAGACGTCCCAAATGCTGACAGCCTCGTGGTAGGGGTGCGTATCCTCGCTGAAGACTTCTTCGCGCCAGCTCAACTGCCCCAACTCGTCCTTTTGGCAGATGTGGCGCTTTGTCTGCACCTTTTCCACCAACGGCCCCTTGAGAATGCCCATGCCATAGAGACAGGCGTCATGCACCACGGAACGGCTGTTCTGCGCCCAGGCAGGCCGCCGCTGGCCGTTGGCGTTACATTCCTTCAGTTGGTCGTCGATGATGCTTTCCATGCGCTTCGCCCTCTCAGAGGCGACGCGCTGACGGTTTTCCGGCGTGTCCATTTCCGCCATTACTTTCTGGTACGCTTCGGCAATCAGCCTTTGCCGGGCCAGCATGTCCGGCACAATGCGCTTGGCTGCGAGGTCGGCCATCACTGGATCAAGAACGAGGTGCATGGCCGTATTCACCTCGTCCTTCATATCGGCGGCCAGTAGATCCGGCGGCAACATGGGATCGGGCGTTGGGCTGATGCTCCAATTCTTGCTGCGCTGGGGAAAAAGCAAATCCATGAGGCGCGCCACCATGGTGTTCACCTTGTTGGTGGTCATGCGATAATAGACTTGGGAGCGTTTATTCTGCCGGAGCTGTTCGGCTACTGTCGGGGGGTAGAAGCCCTTGTACTGGCGCAAATCGTCCAACCAACGCAATTCATACAGACTGCGGGCGTTTTGGGTCTCCTTCAGCTCCTGGCCCAGCTTCTGCCCCAGCGCGCCCTGGTCGATGGGCGGGCGCTGGGAATCAGGCTGGGCAGCCTCGGATGCGGGAATGGCGGGCAGCATGCTCAT